AGAGAGCCATATATCGCCAATAGAAAGCGTATTTATGAAAATTATGCTGGTATGTTTCCAACATTTGAGTCGTTTTGTCAGGTAATGGATCAATGCACAGAAAATTTTGAGTGTTTGGTTATAAATAATAACTCAAAATCGAATAAACTACAAGACCAAGTGTTTTGGTATAAGGCCGACGATCATAATGACTTCAGATTGGGTTCAAAAGAGTTTTGGGAATTATCTAAACAAATCAATGACGACGATGATGATGGTGAACAATATGACCCAAATAATGTGAAGAAACGTGGTCAGGGACCTAAAATAGCGGTTAAAAAGAGTAAATGGTAATAATCTTGATGTACAATAGCGCACTATAAAAGAACAAAATGTTAAAACTTGCTTACCCAATTGGTTAAGCAAGAATTACACTACTTATTAATGATAGTTGAGCTTATAAAACTCGCTTTTAAATCTTGCTTTTTAAATATAAAGCAAGATTAACTACTTAAAGACAATACATTAAATATTATTATAAAATGGACACACTCGATATTGTCAGTTTAATTGAAAATAATCCTATTACTAAGCTATCTAGTGATTATAATAATAAATTATTGGTTAAAATTAAAGAAAATTTTACAGATATAGAACAACAATTATTCGTGAGTAGTTTTTATTGTTATTTAAATTATGATAAAAATAAAGATTTTATTATTGATTTAGATAATGTGTGGAAATGGTTAGGATTTAAACAAAAAATAGATTTAAAACGTTTATTGGAAAAATATTTTGTCTTGAATATTGATTATATAAATCTCGCTTTGGGTTCACCCAAAGCGAGTTGCAGTAATGATATAATTAAAAATGATAAAATAAATAATGATATTATAATTTTAAATAAAGAAAAACAAGAAGAAAAATGGGGAGGACAAAATAAACAAACTTTTTTGTTAACTATTAAATGTTTTAAGTTAATGTGTTTAAAGGCACAAACAAAAAAGTCTAATGAAATACACGAATATTACATAAAAATGGAAGATTTTTTACAACAAATTATAGAAGAAGAAACCGACGAATTAAAAGTTCAGTTAAAAAAACAAAATTATACACTATTAACTCTACAAAATTCTATAGAAGAAAATAAACAAAAAGCCATTGAACAAACATTGATTAAACAATTTCCATTAAATACCGAATGTATATATTTTGGAACAATTAATAATACTAATGAAACTAACGATAAACTTATTAAATTTGGACATACAAATAATTTACATAATAGAATTTTAGATCATCGTAAAAATTACGACAATTTTATTTTATTAGAGTCATTTAAAGTGCAAAACAAAGTTGAAATAGAAAATTGTATTAAGTGTCATCCAAAAATTAAAAAACAAATTAGAACTATTCAAATTAATGATAAGAATAAAACCGAAATAATAGCATATAATAATGACAATTTTACAATTGAGAACCTAACAAAATATATCAAAGAAATAATTCAAGAGAAAATGTATAATATTGATAATTTTAACAATTTATTAAAACAAAATGATGATCTATTAAAGGAAAATGATGATCTAAAAAAAGAATTAGTTATTCAAAAAAATACCATCACAAAACTAGGCTTAGAAATAGTTGAATTAACAGAAAAAATAGACAAACAAAAGGAAGTATTAGAAATTATAGAAAAAGAAAACCAAACAGTTTATCAAAATTCATTATTACCAGAAGACGAATTAACTAACAAATTTAATGAGTTTATTAACACAATGTGCATTGTTCGTACTGATGTTGAAGAATCGTGTGTTAATATGGAAGGACAATATAGGATTTGGAGTAAAATAAAACCTAAAAAAGAAGTTTTTCATTCTTTAAAAAATTATTTAGATACTAGATTTAAACCATCAAGACTCACATCACAAAATAAAAATCAAGTAGTATATGGATATATTGGTGTAAAACTAAAACATATTGAATATAAAAAAAAAATGGTTAATGACGATGTTGAAACATTTTTATTTCAAGTGTGTCATTTTTCACCAAGTGGAAAGATTCTAAATTCAATACTACTTCAGGAATATCAAAGATGGAAAAAAAGTGTAAACAAAGAATGCAATGATAACGATATGAAAGATATTAAAGAATATCTAAATTCGTGTGAATACACTTTAAAATCAACTGTATGGACAAATTATGGTTCTAATGAGGGATATTATGGATTATCCTTAAAAAATGATGAATATAATCATAAAACTACTTCATCCACCGGTAAAAAAGTTGAAAAAGTTGAAAAAAAAACAGGACAAGTTTTAGGAACGTGGGAAACAATTGCGAAAGCTGCTGAAACAGAGCATATTTCAGCTGCTAAAATGTCTAGAAGTATTAAAAATGTTATAGTATTTAATAATGATTATTATTATAGAACAATTACTTAAATCAATACATATGCTATAACCCAGGTTATTCATTTTTTTATTTATTATAATAACAATAAATAAAATATATTATTTAATTTTCTTTCTTAGAAACAAGTGGTCCAGATTTTAATTGACTTTGACCATAATCTGTTTTTCCTACTACTACATTATCCCCATCAAATAATTCTGAACGAATATCAGAAACAGAAATAGTTTCAGTTTCTTTTGAATCAAATGTTTTTTCAGTAGTATTATTTCCAGCACCAATTAAATTACCTTCTTCATCAATATCTTGAGTAACAACATTGCCGTGTTTTTCAGCATTTTTCTTATTATCATCAATCGCTTTTTGTTTAGTCTCCTTAACACGTTGTTCAAATGCGGTTTTAGCAATCGTTTCATTCTTAATTTTTTCTTGTACAAGTTGATTCAATTCTTCTTCTAAATATTCAACACGACCCGTTTTATACGCCTCTGGTTCCCAAGGTAGCCACGTTCCTACAGGTCCAACATATACATCAAAATTAGGGTCCATTTCTCTTAAAAGTCTTGCACGAATTTCAGCTTCATTTTGTGAACCAAAGTTGCCTCTAGACTTAAACCCTCTAACAGAGGTTTGAAAATTATGTTTTGTATTAAATTTCTTTTCAAGAGAATCTTCTTCGCGATCTAAGAAACTTTTATAATCGTGGTCAATAGATGAATTAACAATTGTATCGCGTTCTTCTTTTACAAATGTTTCAAAATCCTTTATTACTTCTTCAAATTGTAATTTATATTTAAATGAAATAAAATTTAGAAATTGGTGAAATTTTTCCATGGATTTATTCATTTCCCATTGCTTTAGGAATTCTTCAAAAAAATACATTTCCTTTTGTTTTAGGATTTTTTCAGGAGATATAAAAGAGAAACAGCCAAATGTTTGACCCGCAATTTCTTTATCCACATCTAATACGTCAACATATTTAGGATTAGGAGTTCCATCTGTCTTTAACTTTCTTTGAAATGCATTTTTCGAAGCTTTATTTTTACTCATTATATATTTTAACAAATTAATGTTTAAGTTTTAATTTACTAAAATATATTTTTTTCTTTTTATTTTATATAAAGATGAGTATGTTTGATATCTCTGAACTTATTAAGCGTATTATTAAGTATTTAATTGAGGGGTTAATGGTAGCAATTGCTGCTTTTGCAATTCCAAAGCGTTCGTTAAATCTTGAAGAAATTGCGTTGTTGGCATTAACCGCTGCGGCCACATTTGCTATATTAGATACTTATATTCCTTCAATGGGGGTAACTGCTAGATCAGGTGCTGGGTTCGGTATAGGTGCAAATCTTGTATCCTGGCCTGGGGGTTTTTAAGCATAATATATGAATAAATTTTTAAGTTGTTTTATATAATTATATTATAAAATATCACAATATATTATAATATATGTCAAATCACGCTAATTTTCCTTTTGAAAAAATAAATCCAACAGATTTACTTATAGGAGAAACTTATTATATTTCATTAGACGAAAAAATAAAAGAAAAATATAAAAGAAATAAAATCGTATCACGATTAAAAGGCACATTTGTTAGTTTATATACCGAACAAGGTAAACAAACAGAGTCAAATATCGAATACGCTATTTTTAATAATATAGCCATTATTAATAATGATTATAAACCAGGGTCTTGTACAATGATGTTAATTCGCGACCCAGAAACAAACGAATTAGTTAATGAGGGTTGTGATACTTATAGCATTAATAATAAAAATAGTAAAATAATAATAAATGAAAATAGAGAGGTTTATTTTAATATAAATAGATGGATATTTGGACTACCTACTGAAAATACTTTATTACAAAAACAAGTTGTAAAAAAATTAAAAACAGATTTATTTAGAGACATCGACCAAGAACTTGGAAAATTTACAGCAAGA